GTCCTCGGGCGCGACAACACGCCGCTCCAGCCAACGCTGAAACCATGCAGTCTGGAGTCCAAACTGCATCGCCCACATGAAGGGCTCCGAGTTCAGGAACCACAACAGGTAGACGACGAGTTGAAACTTCACCATTTCCCACCAGGTAGGTGGGGAAGCAGCTGCGGTGACGCCGTTGTCACCCATGATAGTTGCTTGGACGGTGAGTCCGCACTTGCACTTCTCAGCATTGTAGTAGCAAGTTTGGCACACAACAATGGATTCCATGTTGGAGCCGCTCTCGCGTACCAGATTCTGGACACGCTCGTGTTCCTTGGCCGCTTGCGCAAACCATGCTAGGAAATCGTTCACATCAGTGAACTCGTGGATCTTCTCCTTACGAGCACGCTGACGCTCCCGCTCCTTACCTTCAGGCAGGATGCGGTAGATCGTGTAGTTCCAGTAGTCACAGTACTCGCCTGCGACTGTCGCTGTCTTGGTGTTGTCCAACATGCAACCATCCTTCGTGTACTCAGGTTTGGTCGTCACGTCAATGACAAAAGGGAGCCGACGTCGTACTGCCAGAGGGGTCTGGAAGTAGAAGTAGGCGTTCAGGTCCTCACAGTTGGTCGTGGCCAACACGAGCTTGGCCCGCATTGGCGTGCGACCCTTGTCTGCAAGATCCGCTTGTGCCGGGATGAATGGCACATTGTTAACGACTTGTAGCATCTCCATGACAGAGTTGTCTCCATCAGAAGCCTTGTTCGGGTGCATGTACGCAATGTCGTCAAGCTGTACACACCACTGGGACGAGTTGAAACCCGACCAGAATTCATCGTTGGCATTACGTGTGTACTTGTACTCACTTCCGGTCTGAAGTCCGAAGACCTTGCCATAGTGAGTGAACAGCATGGAAGTCAGAGTTGACTTGCCAATGCTTGAGCCTCCGTACAGAAGTACAGAGAATGGAGCATCGCGCTCCTTCTGAGCCTCACGCTTGGTGATCTCGTTGTCGAGCAACATGTTGAGGTCGCTCAGAATGCCACCCACACACTTCTTGTCGTAGTTGCTAAGACGAGCTGCGTGCTTGTAAATGGACATTCCCTTCTCGATGTGGTCTCGCAAATCAGCAAGATACTTGTGGCGGTCGACGCCATGGGCCTCTGGAAAGCTCAACTGAGCAGCCACACGCTTGAGGTGCAGCGCTTCGTCGAACCACTTCTGGTACTCACTTCCGCAGTGGTACATTGGCTCC